TGACCAGTGATAGGAGCATTCGTAATTTTAAGAAATTTTACCATTTTATAAAAAGTTTTTAATGGGTTAATAAAGTGCAAATATACATAAAAAAAAACACCCTTTTTAGGGTGTCTCTTTTATTGTTCTTATATTCTTTTATAAACTTTTCTTTAAAAGCTTATAAGTCTCTATACCTTCATCTCTTTGCATGTAAGAAGCAACTATATCATAATGATCTTCCCCAAAAGGAACAGTTAATAGTTTCTTTTTATTTTGAGGTAAATTAAAGTACACGTCTCTTTGTTTATTTCTTAAAGTAAGCACACCTTTTTGAAAGAAAATAACTACATCATCTTGAACTTGTAAAGTTGGATCGTTTAAAACATCTAAAAATTCAATAGGATAGTTTCTTGAAAAAACTAATATATCTCTTTTTAATTCAGCTGTACTCATGCTATCTACCTGAGACCCCATAAGAACCCTACCTATAGTAGCCATTTTTTCTATAGATAAATCACGAGCTAAAAGTTGAGCGTCTAAAATTATGTTTTCCATTTCCATTTCTTCAGCAGCATCTTTTGCGTCATTTATTTCTTCAAATAAATTTCCATTACCAGGATGTAAAGAAAGAAAGTGTTGAAGTACTTGGTTTGTTTTTTGAACATGAAGAAGTCCATCCTCAAATACAATAGGCTCCATTATTGCATTACCATCTTGCTCATCCTCAAAAGGAGATTTTTGGTTTCTTGCATAACGAAGTGGTCTATTAACTCCTGTATCTTCGTCAAAATGTAAAAGATTAGTTCTTTTAGAGTGATGAGAAGAAAGCATATATGCCAAAGGAGTTCTGTTGTTTTTTAGTTTATAGCTCTTAGCTACCAGTGTTTTTTTTGTTTTCATTTTATATAATTTAATTAAAGTTAAAAAAAGGGGAGGAAATTAATCCCCCCCTAAATTAGTGTTACTTAGTCTTGAAATAAGAAGAAGTTGTTTGCCCCTAAAGTACAACAAGCTCTTTCACTTAAGAAGTTAACTTGCATAGCATCTAAAGAAGATGTTCTTGCACCACCAGCAGAACCAGTAATCCAAGTTTTGTAACGTCTGTCTTCAGTTTCAGAAGCTCTATAACGAACATGTAAGAATGGACGCTTAGCGTTTTTTCCTAATACTTGGTCATATACAGAAGTAGAACCAGCAGGAACTAAAAGTCCGTTAATGTTTCCACCTACAATATCACCTCTCATTGTAGCATCGTTTAAGTATTTCCAGTCAGACTTGTAGAAGTCATATCCTCTACGGAATCCTGTGAAACCTAAGTTTAAAGCCATGTCTTCGTCATTATCAAATAATCCGTATGAAGTACCACCCGCTCCGTAAGAGTTTTGAGCAGCTAACATATCGTCAATATCAAATGAGAATTGTCTGTTACAGAAAATAACATTTTCTTCAATAGCTCCTTGTCTGTCAAGTCTTTGAATAACTGTATCGAAACCAGCTAATGTAGTTGGGTTACCACCACCCCATACATTTCCTCTGTTTCCTACTACAAAGAATACACCTTCAGAACCAGCGTTGATCACACCAGCTGCAGGAGCTGCAGTAGAAAGAGCAGCCTCTGCACCAGAACCTGTTGCAGCTGGAACAGCTTCAATCATTGCAGTTTCAAGGTAGTCCTCAAATCTTAATCTTGTTTCGTGCTCAGACTTCATGTACCATAAGTATCCAGATCCACCATTTTCAGTAGAAATTTCAACCCATCCAATTTGTGCCATTTCAGAACCACTTACTTCGTAAGTATCTTTAATGATAATTGGTTTGTTGTCAAAGAACACATCGTTTGCTTCTAATGAATCAACCATTCCTGGAGTTCCTTTAGCAAATTCCGAACCGTAAATCATTACAGTTAGTGTTGTTGGAGTTGCTGGTACTACAGATAAAGCTTCGTAGAATGCTACAGTAATTGTAGTAGCTGTTACGCCTGTTACAACTGCTTTATTTTGTAATACAGATCCTGGAGTGTTATCAGATATAAAAATAGTTTGACCTATTCTTACTGCAATGTTAGATCCTACTGGATTCAATACATCTGCTACAGTTAACACACCTACAGTAGCACCTGTTACTGCTAATGTTACGTTAGTGTATTTAGTGTGTAGTCTTCCTTGCTCAGCCCACTTGATCATATCTGAGTTGGAAGGCATTTCAGCACCTACCATTCTTAAGAATGAAGCTACTGTTCTATTACCATATCTTTCAAATTCTTTCTCGTATGTATCTGGAAGATACTGATTTAAGAAATCAAAGTTGGTAATGTAATTACTTGGTAGGGCTACTCTCTCCGCACTTGGCTGAAGATCAAACCCTGGTGTTGCATTTACTGGCATTGTTTTAATTTTTTAGTTTATAATTTTTTAATACTTTTAATTTTGAGTCCTCTACCACTACTTGTATCACCTACAGCTTTGATTTGTAATCCATTTTTATTTAATGAAACAGGCGTTTTACGCATATCCATATTAATATTTTTAGACTTTTTACTTACACTATCTACAGTCTGAGTCACCCCTTGATTGTAGAAAAATTCAGCAAACTTATCAATATTCATAGCTACTGACATTGCTCTATGATATCCTTGAGCATCATTCATCAAACCCGTCTCCTTGTCCATAAATTTGTTTACGAACGTGTTAACGTCTGATTGCTTACTCTTTAGTTCATTAGCATCCCCAGGTTTAAACGTAAAATTATTTTCTCCGACAGAGAACTCAAAACCTTTGAATTCATCGTTAAAGACCTGATTGGTCTTATCTAAAAAATAATCGTACCTTTTCTTTTGTGCATCTTGAGCATTGGTAGATTCTTCTATATAACTTTTATAGCTGTTAAATTTTTCTCTGTCCTCGTCAGATAATCCACTCCCGCTTGACTCAAGAGGAGTGTTGTATTTATCTTTTTGTTCATTAAAAAACTTTTTAGCTTTTACAAGTTCTTTCTTTTTTGCTCTCTCAATTTTTTTAATATCACTTGGTTCATCTAAATCTTTATCATAACCAAACTTATCTAACATTAAATCTTTAATATCCTCACTATCTAAACCTTCTTCAGTTTGAGAATAATATTGAGACAACACCTTATCGCTGTCCATGTCATCATAATTTTGTTGTAATTTTACAAAATCATTAATTCCACGTCCAGTTTCTTTTTTATACTTAAAGTATGCCGAAACATCTTCAGGTAATTCTTCATTAGTTTTTGTTGTAGAAAACAACTCGTCTACTGAAGATATATCTTTATCATATCTTTCTTTTATATAAGAAATAATACTTTCATCATTTAACCCGTCAGAATTAGGTTTTTCAGGTGATGAATCCTCTATTTTTTCTTCAGCAGCTGGAATTACAGTTTCCTCTTTTTTATCTGAAAACTTTTCCTCATGCCTCTCAAGCAATTCTTTTTCTATTTCTTGAGTTGATTTTTGTTCAATACCTGTTACTTCTTTAACAATGAACTTTGGCTGTTCCATTGTTTCATTTTTATTTTCTTCCATTTTATTTGATTTAATTTAATTTATGCAAAGTTAATATTTATTTAATTATTTTTTCAAGCACTATCGGGGATTAAATTCTGCTAAATCAAACCCATCTAAACTATCTTCATTAGACTCAAAATTCATAGCTGGTAAATTGTTTTTTCTTTGCTCAATCATTTTAGATTGTTGAGTGTTACCCTCAGCTATTCTTTGAGACTTACCTTCTTCTTTCTTTTCTTCCCGAACGTCTACTTGTTGTTGCTCCAGGCCTCGTAATTGCATGTTGTAGTTAAATTCAACATCCATTAGTCTTCTTTTTAAATCAGCCTCGTTAGTTTGCTTTTCAATTTCAAAAGCAATTTCCGCTTTTTTAATTTGAATTTTCGCCTGCATCTCTTGTTGACTTTGTTGCATTTTAGCCTGAGCCGCTTGTTTCTGAAGAGCTTGTTGTTGCTGTCCCTGCATAGCCTGCTTTTGCATTTCTGATTCTTTCTTTTCAGCAGCACTTTGTTTACGTTTAACTTTTAATAATTGATTAGCCATTTTTAAATTATTAATAGTTCTAATATCAATAGCATCCTCTAAGTCAATTCCTCCCATTTTTAATGCCACTTGAATGTTAGATTCTAACTGAGCTTTTTCTTCTTCATCAGGACTCATTTCAATAAACACACCAAAGTCATATAAATATAAATTTCTAATTTCTTCTATAATTCCTAAATTATATTTACCAATTTGCATAGCAAACTCATCTTTAAAATCAGCGTATTCTAACACATCTGCAGTCCTTATTGAAAGAGCTTCGGCTAAAGTTCTGGTTATATATAAACTTGAATTAAGAATATGCCTGGTAGCTACATTAGAATTTAACGCTGCTAATTTCTGAACACCTACTAAAGAGTTAGGGTCAGGAGTAGAGGCATCTCTGGCTTCATTTAATCCCGTTACTTGTCTTATCATTCCTAAATAGTGGTTATAATTACCTATAAGCATTTGCATCTTACTGCTACCACTATTAGATGTTAATTGAGTAATTGGAACTTTTGCATTATTATATTCTCCATCTTGAGTATAACTTCTCCCTACCACACTACCTGTTTGAAAATATAATCGTAAAGCATCTGAAGGATCATAAGCATTACCTGTTCCTAAATCTACTTCACTTAAACCGTCAGCATCAATAAAAACACCATCAGGAACTACTTTAGAAACAACTTGTTGTAATTTTAAATGACTTATTTGAATTAAATCTGCAAAAGGAATCATTCTTTTAACTAAAGAATCTAAAATTCCTTTATACATTCTTGGAGCACATGCTACATAATTAGACATAGCGTGTTGATTAGCAGAATTAGGGCGAACCATATTCTCCATCATTTCCCACTTAAGCAACATATTACTTCCCATTACCATGACCCCGTCATACCATACATCAATTCTTTTTTCTACTCTTTCAAAATTACCTTCTTCCATCATTTCTTCAGGAGGGTTAAATTGATCATCTTTCTCTACTGTTTTAAAAGTTCCTTCTGCAGTTTGTTTTTTCTTATAAACAAAACTATTAGTTGTTTTGTAATTAAAAAATAACAACGTACAGGTGTCTCTTGCAAACATGCTGTTCTCATAAATAGCGGCAGTATTATAATAGTCATACCACGCTTGACTATATTTAGATATCTCTTCTAAATCTTCTGTTGTTAAATCTGGATTAATTTTTAACACTTCTGAAATAGGAACAGTTTTAAGTTCACCCCAGTAAAAACAATCTTTAAAGTAAGGATCTTCAGTATAACTATAAACTACATTTGCAGGGTCTACATACTCTACACGAATACCATCTCCTTTTTGAAACATGTGCTTACTAATACCTATGCCTATAGTTGTTAAATCATAATCTACTCTTTTTCTAATATCAATATAGTGATTTTCTTCAAGCATTGTATTAATAGCTATTTCATTAGCTATCTCTATCCCTGGCTTATAATTTAACTGCATATACAACTCCATTTCAGAATCGCTTTGAGGAAGTGTTTTAGGATCTACTTGAAAAACATTCATTTGGAAATCTTTTTCAACTTGATGAAATAAATCTTGAGCAGCTACATTTACCTCAATCATTTTTTGAAATTCACTTCTCTTTTCTGCAGACATAGCGTCTTGAGCCTGACAGTTCACTTTAAATAATCTATCAGCCATTCCGTTTACTACTATATCAACAAACTTAGGTATAATAGGAATGGGGGACCAGTCTAAGTTAAGGTAAGATAAATCTCCGTCTACCGCTAATTCGTTTTTATATTTTGCAACTGATTGCTCTCCTCTTGCATACAGCCTTAATCGGTTAAAATCTGCCCACTGATTGTAGAATCTACAATTCATGCCATCCTTTCTAAACCACTCATATTGTATTGCTTGACCTACCTGTAATCCAAAAGTTTTTTTCTTTTTATCTGCATCGGACACAAATTGATCTGGGAAGGCAGCTGATTGTATATTTATAGTGACTGCTTTCATGTAATTATTTTACTTAGTGTATTCTTATTATTATATCTTGCAAAGTTAATACTTATTTTTGATTTTTCTTTAGATGGGGTGTATAAGTGTTTTTGGTTGGCCATAATAGCTAATCCTGAACTAATAGCTGCATCAAACTTAGTTCTATTACTAATATCAAACTTAGCCCAGTCTTCTAAAGTTCTTTGAAAATACATCCTTCCCATATCATCTTGATCCCTGTAATCCCCTAATAAATCAATACCTACATGTTTTTCAATATATGATTCTATTGCTGAAGCATGAGATTGTTTTACGTCTTCAGAAGTGTTAGGTATTCCTCCTAATTCTTTTTCTGTTTTAGATAATTTATTATATGTTTTGTCAGGACGATTTAAACAATATCCTCTATACCCTCTGTTTTTAAAGTGATACAATAAACGAGGTTTATTATTTTCACAAAGTATAGGCATTCCGTAAAATACACAAGCCATCAATACTTCTTCAAAAAATATTTCAGCAGTTTGTGGCCGAGCTATATATTCTAAAAAAAACTCATTACTTGGTGCACTATCCATATTAAATTTTGTAAGCCCATGTAGTGCTCCATTAGATCCTTTACCCACAACCACACCAGATATATCATAAGAATCACAACCAAAAGAACCTAAATGCTCATTCCCTGGTTTTTTTATACCTCTGGTTGTTATAACCTTATTCATCAATCCTTTACCTGGAGTCCATGTTACTAAAAATCTTCCGTTTTTATTAGGAGACCATATTACTTCAGTATCTTTAATTCCATTTTTCCACTGAAAAGATCCCTGTGTTGTATGATGCTCTATAATTAAAGAATCATTATAATCTACTTGTTGATATATTTTTGTTAAATTAAATAAAGATTGTTTGCTTTCATCTCTAAACGCATGAGATTCTGTTCTGGGAAATTGTCTATAAAACTCATTTAAAGCATCGGGATCTTGAGTTAAAGAAGCCACTTCATTTTCCCAATAATCTATTGCACCTATATTAATATCTTCACCATCTATACCTATAATAGGCTTAACAGGCGTTTTAAATACAGGCATTCCATACTTATCAATATATCCTTCAAAATTCCATTCCATAGGAACAAATAAACAATACAATCCGCTTTTTGTTTGACCATTTGCATTTCTTTTAGAGGGGAAAGAATCTTCATAAAGATCTTTAAAATTTCTACCACCTTTATCTAACGCATTAGAAGTAGACCCCATCATGCATTTACCAATAACTTTACTACCTAACCTCAAGCAAGTTTTAGTTACCCTCCAGTTGTTTAAAATATTATCAGGCTTTTCCCATTTGCCACTCTCATCATGAAGTAATAATTGTAATTTTTCACCATCATAACTATTGTCTCCAGTGTTTTTCCAGTCAATAGTAGTATCTAATCCTTCGAGTTCATCGTCAGCCAAATGATACATGTTCTTTTTTGTAATTTTAGAAGCAGGAACTCTATATGCTAATTCTGTTTTAGGTTTATCCATACCATCCTGTATGGGTTTAAAAAAGAAAGGGTAATTATTAGATATAGGAACTACTTTGTCGGTAAACATTTTTTTAGCATCAGATCCACTTTTAGATAGTATTCCTATTCTTGAGTCCTTAGTAATAGTAGCTTGATTAACACCCTCACATGAACTCATAAATGAAAATCCTGAACGCCTTATTTTTAAATAGCACATACCAAAACTTCTCTTATCAGCTTTGCAGGCTTCCCAAAATATATAAAAAATCCTATTAGCCTCTCTAAAGTCAGGATTCCCTACATCAATTTTTGTCCACTGCAAATACATATAATGAGTACCTGTTATGTAAGTAGGAGTCCCATTATTCATAAACCAAAAACCCTGCTCTCTTCTGTCAAATTCTTTTTCTATATAGTCTACCCATTGAGATTTAAAGTTATCAGGAGTTTCATGCCACTGAAATATAGATTTTATTCTGCTTAACTCTTTAGCTAAAGGTGCGGGTTGCCAGTATTGATCTTTTTTTTCTTCTGATCTTTTAAAGACTTTTTCAGGAGCCTTAGGTATGCCTATTTTTAATCCATTTATTTCTATAACACTACCTATTTGACCGTCCTTAGATATAACAACTATGTCATATTTTTCATTATAACCATACAACCAAGACCTGCCTCTGTTTTTATTAGACAAAACAGATTTAGGGATAACTCCTTTTAGTTCTTTATATAATTTATTTTGATCTTGACTCTGCAAATCCTTTAGGAATATTAGTTTTCTTTTCGGTAAAATTACCATCCAACATCGCTCTCTCTTCTTCTATACGTTTTAATATTTCAAATGCATCCATAATACAAAGTTTTTTTGTAGCTGCTGCATTTTTTAATCTGTCTGCGGCTAAAGGATCTTCTGCTTCATATTTTATAATATCCTCTTTAGCTACTTTAATTAATTGCCTAACTGCTTTTTCTCCAGCTTTTATTATTTCTAATTTAATCTCTTTGCTATCCATTTTTTATATTAAGGTTCTATTTTTTCCCATAATTCACTTAAATTATCGGCACTAAAAGTAGAGTTAAAAGTCAATGTTTTTGCATACTTCCAAAAAGGTGTATTATACTTAGATCCAAATTGATAATGCAACAATAAAAACGATTCAATCCTATGCATTAGTGCTTTAACCTTACTATTACTTTCTTTGGCATTAACCCCGTTAAAAATAGTTTTTTTAGCCTCGATACATAATTGATGATAAAAATTAAGAGAGGTTGCCTCTAAAGGCTCTATAAATCCATACGCATTACCTTGCAATATAGTTCTTTCTCCTACAAACATATTTTTAGCTACATAATTCTCAAACGGAAGTTCGTTATTAATTTTCACTATACCAAACCTACTCATAAAATCTTCTCTTGCTTCTTCAGTAGATGTTATTTTACTATTATAAAGATATCCATACGATATAGTATCCTTGTTGGGTATAACAAATGTCCACCCATTAGGGGTAGCCACTGCTTGGGTGTATGTTAAATCCCTATCTTTTCCTTGTTTATAGTTGGCAGCAAGAAGCACAGCATTTATAGGACTACTTATTTTCTCATAGTTATTTTTATCCCTATTACCCTTTCCTCTACAGTCAAATATAAAATCAGCATCTATTTCACTCTCAGGATTTTTAATGTTTTTTTCTTTTACATTAAATAACCCAGATTCTAAAACTGCTTTAGATAATTTATTGGGAGTAAAATGTACTGCAGCTTGATGCATCGCAAAAGAATGAAAAATTTCTTTTTTATTTTTTTCCCACCCTTTATATAATATACCCATCTTAATAGTTCCATCAATAACATTTTTATCATACCAATTCAAATTCAAAGTATCATACAACAGCTCAGTAAAAGAAGGCAATGAACCTTGCCCAACTTTTTCTATAGGGTAATTATTCGAGTCATGATATATAGTGATATCACTTTTAGAAGAACTACATTCTGTCTTTGATAATTCTAATGCGGTTATACATCCAGCATTACCTGCCCCTATAATGGCAATTCTTTTCATTTAATGTTTTTATATTTATAAAATATAACATATACTTCTCTTCCCTCCTTCCAAGATTTATTAGGATATTTACTGTGAAAATAATTAGCAGGATATGATACTAATCTGTTTTGCTCATAACCCGCTACAGAAACTAATCTCCACATATCTAATTCTTCAGAGTCCACTTCTATTAATCTATTGTATTCTTTATCTGTTATATGATCAGGAAGATTTTTTCCGTAAACTTCATGCTCCCAAAAAGCTGTTCCATGAAGCTCCTCTACTTTTCTATTAGACATATAAAGAACAGCAGCTCTATCAGGTTTTTTACCATCTATGTTTAAATCTGAATGTATACGCCATTTATTATCAAGATCTTCATTTGAAACTCTAAAAAAACTTAATATATTTTCAACAGGCTTCCCTTCTATCATTCCTAATTTTCTTAAAACATAATCGTCAAAAGTTGTGGGTGATTCTTGAATGTAAAAATTTTTATCTCCTGCTGTATGTTTTATAAACTCTCCTTTTTTTAAATATTTTTCAGCTATTTTAAATAAATCTTTATCTATAAAATTATCTATAATATGTATCATAATGTCATAGTTATATTGTTTGTAAACATTCGGTACAATTTTTCTCCCTCAATATTAAAAGGATAATCGCTGTCAGGAGTGTAAGATATTTTATCCCCTTCTTGTACTCCTAAATCTAACAATTCTTGATTAATATATTTTACAATACCAAACAAAGGCTCTTCACTTCCTCCTTTAAAAATATACGAATCTTCTAACTCAATAGGTTTTATAAAACAATATTTACCCCAAGCTTTCCATTTGTCTTTATTTTTATACATAAAAAATTGATCATAATCTACTAAAAACAAATTATCTTTTAAATGACTCCTGCCGCTTTTTCTACGACCTTGCATGTCATTATAAAATTTAAAAACATTATGATGAACCAATAACGTATCTCCTTTTTTAACATGCCCGTTATAACCTATAGGAGTTTCTATTACTGTTGCAAAACGATTAGAGGCTGTATGGTCTTCCTCAGAAACACTGGTAATAAATTTTACTCCAGATATTTCTTTAAGGTTATCGTATCGCCTATCATTGACAGGGGTTACAATAAAAGAGTCAGGCGACCTCACTAAAAGTTTATATTATATTCTAATGATATAGGAAGAGTACTGAGAAATTCTTTCCACATATATATTTCATCACCTCTTTGAATCCATATTTTATAAGAAAGACTGTCTCCTTGAATAAGATGTATTTTATGAGAACCTCCTAATACTTCTTGACCTACTATATAGTGCATAGCTCCAGACTTATAGTCTGAGCCGATTGATATTTTTCTAATGTCCATTTCATTTTATTTTATTTTATTTAATTTTAAAGTATTGCTGTCTGATACTTCATGGTTAAATCAAACCACAGATCAGCACTATTTTGGGTTTGTCCGCTTGCAAGAGGATCAAATTTATAAGTTAAAATAAGACCATCTCCTGGATCAAGTTTTTGTCCGTCAGTAGCAACACCCCAATCCATATCTTGACATTGTATAACACCATCATCATTAATAGGCATAGGGCCTCCAGTAACGGTAAATTTAAACTCTCCTACTTTTGTAGCGTTTGTAAGTGTGCAATAATTATTTACATGCCATAATTCAAAAACATGGGCTATTGGATTTGATTGAGTTGCACCATTACTGTGATAAGTACATATTCCTGTTGCTGCGGTAATCATATTTTCTTCTGTCCCTGGTTTTGAAAATTGCAGGCTTGGCTGTTGAAGTATCTGACCAGAACCGTATTGCAATGAAGTCCATGTGGTTGCAGCTGTTGCTGGAGAGGAGTTTGTAAATTGATAAAAACGAGTTATATTAACATCATTAGTTCCTAACCCACCGCTTTCAGGACTTCTGGCAACCCAATATTGATTAGCCTGATACTTTTGCTCTGCTACAGAGAACCTTTCTCTTATCATTGAGGTTGCTGCAGTTGTTTGCCAAGTTCCATCAGCTGCTAACATGTGGATTCTTTCTGCTGAAGCTGGTACTGCAGCAGAACTTGGAACATTCCCAACATTAACTCCTCCAGCAAATACATTAGGAGTCAGAAAAGCTGTAGTACCAACAATACTTACTTCTAAAGAATCATTTAACCCTGTAGATGTTCCTGTTGCTGAAAGTTGTACATTTGTAATTCCTCCTCCCGTACCATTACTTATAGTGGTAATTTGACCTTCAGAATTTACAGTAATATCAGAATTAGTATAAGAACCAGGAGTTACGCCAGTTGGAACTATTGTTCCTAATATTGCTATACTTGTTCCAGCAGATGATACCGAAAAACTTAATCCTCCAGAAGCATTTGTTCCTACAAGACCAACGTTATCCCCGTTATCTACAGTAGATGTACCGGCATTACCCGCTAATATAAAGCTTGTTAATGTTCCTGTTGGAGCACTCCAGTTTCCTGATCCGTCTAAATATAAGGTAGCTGTTCCTCCTGAACCTGTAGGAACATAACCTACATTAGTCCCTCCATTATATTGATGAGGCGTCCATGTTATAGCGCCTGTTGTTGTATTTTGTGAAATAGGTGCTCCTGTAGAATTCGTGCCCGACTGTATTGTTACAGAAGTTACTCCTGCCGCAGTTTGAGAAATCCAGTTTCCAGTACCATCAAGGACAGTACCAGCTGTACCTCCTAATGGCACGTACCCTACATTAGATCCTCCAGCATAAGAATGAGATACAAGTGAAATATTATTAGCAGCTATTGTAGCGGTTAAAGGAGTACCTGTAGAAACTGCTGTACTAACTGATTCCGTAAGAACCGCAGTAGTATCAAGAGTTACATCAAAAGAATTAGCGATACTTACTGTCATTCCAGTACCACCAATAAACTTTACAATTGTTCCATTAGTTACATTTCCTGATGATATAGCACCACCTGCTATATTCCAAGAGTAAGATGAAGAAGATGGGGTAGACCATGTACCGTCTCCCTCTAAGTATGTGCCTGCAGTACCATTTCCTGGTACATGCCCTACAAATCCACCACCAGCATAAACATGAGACGAGAGTAATATATTATTAGGGTTTACAACTACCGAAATTGCAGCGCCTGTTGAAATATTTCCATTTCCAGCTATAAATCCTTTCCAATTTCCGTCTCCACCTAAAACATTAGCTGATGTTCCTCCTACAGGAACAAATCCTGTGTTACTACCTCCATTATAAGCGTGAGGAGTAACTAAAACTACTCCTGTTGTTGGAGCTATAGTCATAGAAGGTCCTACTGAAGTTGTTGCTGATTGTAATGTTACTGAAGTTACGCCACCACCACCAGAAGCCCCGTTAGAAGCTGCTGTTATTCTTCCGTATATATCTACAGTAAGATCTGTGTTGGTATAACTACCAGCTGTAACCCCTGAAGCAGTAAGCCCTACTGTAACTGTATCAACCGCAGATGCAGCTGTTCCTATACCCGTTCCTCCCGCAATAGTTAAAGTATTACCATCTGTAATTGTTTGAGATCCACTATCTCCAGCAGCGGTAAAGCTTGTCATTCCCGTACCTCCTGCTGCTGCGGCTATTGTTATATTACTACCCGTATCTGTAAGTGTGATATTAGTTCCCGCTACTAATTTTACTGTATCAACAACTCCAATAGAAGATGTTAATTTTATATCTGAATCTGTTCCATTTTGAACTGAGTCTAAAACATAAGTTGTGTCTGATGGAGGAGACGGATTAGAAGTAACCGATGTAATCTGACCTTGAGCATTTACAGTAAGATCAGTATATGTATATGATCCTGGAACTACCGTTGTATTATCTAAATTAACAGTAACAATATCTATATTAGAAGTTACAGTGCTTAATCCTGTACCGCCAAGAAATTGAACTATATCACTATCATTTACTGTTTGAGTAGGACCAGCGTCAGCACTCAACTGAAAGTTCGTCATTCCTGTAGTAGTATTATTTACCCAAGAAAGAACACCTGCGTTAGATTGTAATATCTGATTAGCACCACCTGTACCATTGGTCACAGCTATAGCTCCAGGGCTAATTGTTGGTGTTGTTATATTAGCAGTACCTGTAAGAAGAATATTTTGTGTTGAAGTATTTCCTGCACTTAAAACCTGATCTAAATTAGGATTTGCAGCTGCATTAGTTGTCCACTCCACGCCCGTTGCTGTAGCTGTTAAATATTGTCCTGGAGTACCAACCGAAGAGTTTGCGCTTATAGTTGTGTTTGACCCTAACACTAAGCTTCCTGTAAGATCAATATTCCCTGTAAGGTTTATATCTTCAGTAGCTGTATCTCCATTAGTTAATACTACTTGTAAAGTTGGCACTACAGAAGACGCTGCATTAACCCACTGAACTCCCGATACAGTAGAACTTAGTATTTGACCAGCTACTCCACATGATCCATTTACATCCTCTAAACAACCATCAAGATCTACATTAGAAGTAAAAGTATTAGTTCCATTAAACGTATTAGTTCCGTTTGAAACAATATTAGAAGTTGCATCTAAAGTTAAAGGAGATCCTGCTGTTAGGTTTATACCTATACCTATAGCTGTATTACCTACGTTTAAAACTTGTTGTAAACTTGGAGTAGAAGGAGGAGGTAAAGTGCCCCACTCTACACCTGTACCCGCAGTATTTATAGATAGTATTTGTCCAGCCACCCCTGTGTTACCAGAATAATCACTTATTGTTGTTAGTGTTGAAAAGTTTAAAGTAGAAGTATCAGATAAAATAAGATTAGAAGATGCTCCTACATTTATATTAGAACCTGCGCCCGCTATGTTAAGATCAGTGCCCCCAGATAAACTTAACTGCTGACCTGCACCATTCATTATCATTGATAATGATGTTGTGTTTCCGATAGCTAAAGTTTGCTGTATATTTTCTCCACCGCCACCTGGAGATGGAGTTGTCCATGTTGCTAATCCACCGCCACCGCCAGAAGTAAGAACTTGACCAGCAGCACCTGCTGATCCTGTTAGTAGTATTTGGTTTAAATCTATATATCCATTCGGACCAGGGCCACCTGTTAAAACAATACTTTGTGTAGCAAAATTACTTGTATCTAATACTGACTGTAAACCCTGAAGAATTCCAGGGCCACCTGCCCCTATAGAAGCAACTGTAAATGTGACTGTTTTATTATTATTACTAACGTCAGTTCCGATTAGTAAATCATCATCCGCTGGAGTTACCGTAGGATATACTGTGATGTTTTCAATTTTAGCCATATCTTATTTTGTTATATTATTGACATTTCTGTATATTGAACCGTCACTTTTAAAGTACCATCACCCGTTCCGCTTGCAGTATTTCCTACTCCAGTTAAAACTAAATCTTGATTAACAACAGGTAGAGTAACGAGAGTTCCTACAGACCCTGCTATAGAAGTTTGTGATACTGAATTTAAAAACGATCCTGTAAAACTTGCTAATACCCCTCCTGTTGTAGGAGTTGTATAGTTAACTGAAAAAACATCAGCACCATTAAAGGCATAAGCAGTAGTAACAGTATTTAATGTTAACAAAATACTTACAGGAACAATAAAGGTATTAGCAACAGCTGAAGCTGGAACTATTGTAAAGGGAGTTGTAATTAATCCTAAAACTTGTGCTGAAGTTAATTCTAAACTAACTTCTTTAAACCCTACTAATCCTGTGTTTAATGCAGACACCGTACCTAAAAGCATATTTTTGGTAGACCCATCATAAGCGTCAGTGATGATTACCATGTCTCTGGTATTAGCAACGCTCTTTATAGGATACGTTATGGTGTCTTTTATTTTAGCCATTTTCTTTTTCTTCTTCTTTTTGAGTTACTTCTCCTGTCTCTAAGTTTATAATCGAATTCTTACCATGCTTTTCTGCAAGTTCTGCTTCCAGTGTTGAGAATTCACCTCTTAAAGATTCTACCTTTAAACATAGTCCATGTTTTTGAAGTTCTAAATCTCCTAATTGAGTTTTAATAGTGTTAAACTGTGAATTTAACTCTTGTAAATTCTTTAATGTTTTTTCGTCAATCTTGTTTTCCATTTTTATTTGATTTTAGTTAATTATTTCTTAGTGCAAATATAATAAAAGTTATCTAACACATTTTAATTATATGTATTCTAAATTTTCTAATATTTTTTTATTGACATCGTATCCAAATGATAGTAAAATTCGAGGCTCATCACTTTCTGTTTTTACAGTAGAATGCTCATATTTTCCCCCCACACATATCCAGGGTTTATTTTTAGTTACTGGAATAATTTCTTTTACATTATTTTTTTTAATAATTGGTTCTCCTCCTTCTTTTGGTTTGCTAATCAATACATTTAAGCGAGTAGTGTATTCGTCTAAATTATCTGTAGTATCGGTGTGCCACTTACACTTATATCCTTTTTCAGAATACACCATCATTATGCCTGACTCAGCATACTTTTTTGAAGGAATTTTATAAGTATTAATTAATTCCTCTTCAATGTGTTTTAAATCATTATAAGGAAATGAGTGAGCGGTTAAAAGTTCTTTTAAGTCTTGACTTTGTAAATCCCTAAGACCAAACACCACTCCCTTATGTCCTCTTGGTGATTGTTTCTGAGATCTTATTAAATCTATGTTTTTTAAAATCCAAGATTTAAGTCTTTGTGATGATTCTTGATTAATCATTTGTTTTGCTTACTGCTTCCTCCAAAGAAAAAGTCAACTATAGTGTTTACTTTAGCTGACATTGCTCCAAATACCGTAGATATAAAACCTATCTCATATTCAGATAAAACAACTTCGTGCAGAACGAAGTATTTAAACATAGTGTATGTAAGTAGAAAATAAGCTATAGTAAATAGACCAGCTAATATTTTCTGAATGAAAGCATCGTCTTTGTATAATGATCTTGCGTCTTTACGATCTTCTACTTCTTTATTGAAAGCCTCTCTTTCGGCATCCAACATTATTTTTTTTATAGCAAGTTTAGCTTGATCACGCTCTTCATCTGTTGTAATGATTTCATCTAATATTCCCTCAGCATTCTCAACAACCTTAC